CTCGCTGATCCTGCCGGTGGCGATCGGCGTCGGCGCGGCCGAGACGGTGGGCATGGCCGCGGGCGAGTGGCTGAGCGAGTCCAGGAACGGCTTCACCGCCTCGCTGGCCATCGGCCTGGCCACGGGCGCGGGCGCGGTAATCCCGGCTCTCCCGTTCGCCATCATGCCCGGCTGGTACGCGCGCGGGTGGTCGGCCGGGCTGATCCTCGCCATCACCGCCGTCATCGCGTGGAAGCGGTACCGGACCGGCGAGCGGAGCTTCGCGCTTGCCGCAGCGGAGTCCTACGGCGTGCTCGCGGCTGCCGCCATCGCCGTGGCCGTCTGCGTCCAGTTCACGCCTGGTGGTGCCGCGTGAGCCGCGCCGTCCGGCCCCTCGTCATTGTCGCTGCCGGCGCTGCGATCTGCCTGCTGGCCTGGTACTGGCCGCACGTCCGCGACGAGTGGTTCGTCCTCACCGGGGCCCGGGACGAGGCAGGCGGCTACTACGGGCTGTGGAGCGGCTTCGGCGGCGCGCTGCCTGACGTCCTGATCTTCTCGGCGATGGCCGGCTGGTACTGGCAGCGAACCTGCCATGTCCCACGGTGCTGGAGGCTCGGCCGGCATCACGTCGACGGCTCCCCGTGGTGCAGCAGGCACCACATCGCCGCACGTCAGAAACTGGCCGCCACCGGCAGCGCTCACGACCTCGGCGGCCTGCCGTGAAGCGCGCCGCCCTCTTCCTTGGTGCCGCCGTAGCCGTCATCGCGGGCGGCGCATGGCTGTTCTCGGCCATTGAGCGCATCCCTCTCGGCGACGGCTTCTACTGGGCTGTAGAGACCGGGACGACCGTCGGCTACGGGGATGTGACACCGCACAACGCCGCGGGCCGGGTCGTTGCCGTCGTAGTCATGCTCCTGGCCATCCCCCTGTTCGGCGCGATCTTCGCCATCCTCACCGCGGCCCACGTTCACAAGCGGGTCCGCGCCACCGTCAGCGAGCGGGTAGCCGCAGCTGAGAAGCGGATCGCCGAGGAGGCCGACGAGCGGCACGTGGCCATGCAGCGCCTGCTGGCCGGGCACTGCTCGGACATCAAGGAGCACGTCTCGGCAGTAGCCAAGACCACGCCGCCATCAGCACGGCCGTCCGGTACCCCCCTTCCGGGAGGCACGTGATGCCAACGACCAAGGTCATCATGACCGGACCCATCTTCGACGGGCAGGCCGCCGCGGCCGCCCGGGACTTCACCCGTGCCCTGTCCGCCGAGATCGCGGAGATCGGCCGGGACTGGATCAAGCTCGACACGCAGCGGATGGACAAGTCCGGCCGGGGCGGGACCGGTGCCGCGGCAGGCGGGGTGAAGCTGGCCGGCAGCGGCGAGAACTGGGTGATCTCCGGCGGCATCCGCAAGGGCGTCTACGCCTGGCCGTGGCTGGAAGGAACCTCCCGGCGCAACCAGACCACCGGGTTCAAGGGCTACGGCTCGTTCCGCCGTACCCGGCTGCGGATGCGCAAGCAGGTCACCCCCTACGCGCAGGCCGAGCTGGCGAAGTTCATCGAGCGGATGGGGGGCGGGTGATGGCCGCGATCGAGGTCACGACCCTGCTGGCCGCCATCCGGCAGTGCGTCACCGTCGTGGAACCCGGGGAGATCCTGGCGGTCCGGGTCGCGGCCAGCACGAGCGACGCCGAGATGGAATACCTCGGCGAGCAGGCGCAGCGCATCCGCGCCCAGTGCGGCGTCCGTGTCGCCTTCGTCGTCGGCGAGGAGTTCGCCCGGCTCAAGGCCGGTGATGCGGCGTGAGCTTCGACGCTGCCGCGGCGAACGCGCTGTTCAGCGCGCTGGAATCGCATGCAATGAGCCTCGGCATCTTCCGCCGGGTGAACACCCACGAGCCGGAGAACGCGCCAGGTGATGGCCTGTCGTGCTCGATCACCCTCGGCTCCATCGCCGCCAACGGCCAGTACTCGGGCCTGAACGCCGTGTCGGGAACCATCACGTTCCTGGTGATGATCTACAACCCGATGCAGCAGAAGCCGCTCGACGGCATCGACCCGGCCGCCCTTGCCGCGGTGTCCACCTTGCTCGGCGAGTACTCCGGCAGCTTCACCCTCGGCGGCACGGTGCGCGACATCGACCTGATGAGCCTGCGCGCCGAGTCCGCCTACGTGAACCAGGAGGACAAGGAGTTCCGGGTCGAGCAAGTTTTCCTGCCGATCGTCGTCAATGACCTCTGGGAGATGAGCCCATGAGCAAACAGAGCGGCATTGCGGCGCGGTTCCTCGTAGGCGGCTACGACGTCTCCGGCGACATAAACGCCCTGGATTCCATCAGCGGCAGCATGGGACTGCTGGACTCCACGGACATCACCCAGTCCGCTCACTCGCGGCTGCCCGGCCTGCACGACGGGTCGATGAGCTTCACGTCCTTCTTCGACGCGGCGAACGCCCACCCGGTGCTGTCGGCGCTCCCGACGGCCGACGAGCTGATGACGTTCATGGTGCCGCCGCTGGCCATCGGCTCCCCGGCTGCCTGCCTGAACGCCAAGCAGATCGACTACCCGCCGGCCCGCGCGAGCGACGCCGGGCTGACGATGAAGGTGGAAGGCCAGGGCCAGGGCTACGGGCTGGAATGGGGCCTGCAGCTCACCCCGGGCCTGCGTACCGACACCGCGGACACGAACGGGGCCAGCCTGAACAACGGCGCGGCCACGCTGTACGGGGCGCAGTGCTACCTGCAGGTGACCGCGTTCACCGGCACCTCGGTGACGGTCGAGGTGGAGCACGCACCGGACAACGCGACCTGGACGAGCCTGGCCACCTTCACCGCGGTCACCGCGGCGCCGGCCACGCAGCGGCTGTCCGCGCTCACCGGGCCGGGCCCGGAGCCGTTCACGGCGACCGATGCCTCGCCGGCGGTGTTCACCGCGCCGGGGAGCGCTCTGGTCAACGGCACCCCGGTCGCGCTGGCAGCCCCTCCGGCTCCCCAGTCGCTGCCGGGAGGCTTCACCGCCGCGACCGTCTACTACGTCGTGAACGCCAGCGGGGACACGTTCGAGCTTTCCGCCACCTCGGGCGGCTCGCCGATCAACTCGACGTCGGCGGGAGCCGGGTTTGTCGGCCAGGTGGTGCAGCAGTACCTGCGGGTGATCACCTCGGGCACGTTCTCCTCGGCCACGTTCGCCGTCGTCGTGAACCGCAACCCCGCGCAGGTGACGCTGTGATCCGCCCTCAGCACCGGACCCGGGACTACGTGGTCCGCATGCCGCCCGACCGCGGCATCAAGGTCGCCTGCGAGCAGGTGCGCTGCGACAACTGGCTCTACGGCTGGGACACCGTCCTGGACGAGCGCACCCGGGAGGGCCGCGAGGCGGCGGCGTGGATCCGCTCGGGCGCTTCCCGGCGCGACTACCGCGAGATGCGCGGCGGCGAGGTGACCGTGTTCCGGTTCACCCCGCATCAGCGGTGTTTCGAGGAGCACCGGACCCGGCCGGCCCGGTGGCTGGTGCGCGGGGTCCGGGAGCACTCCGGCATGTCCGGGTGGATCGACGACCTCGACCAGCACGTCGGCCAGCTGGCCGAGCAACTGAAGAAGGGCTAACGAGTCCGGCAGGGCGGTCGTCCTGCTGCGGATAGGCCCGCCGGTCGGCGGGCCGGAGGAGGGCAGTAGTCATTGCGAAGACCAGCGGCCTCGGCGCCGCAATTCTGGTCGCAGACGCCACGCAGACCAGCCAGACCATCTCCGACGACGTGACCGAGTTCAGCCTGAGCACGCCGCGGGCGGTGCAGGACATCACCGGCGTCGACGTGTACGCCCACCAGCGGCTGCTGCTGCTCGCCGACGCCACCGTGAGCCTGAAGGGCGTCTTCAACAACGCGGCCAACATGTCGAACATGGTGCTGTCCACCGTGCCGTCCACGTCGGTGATCCGGGCGGTGCAGGTCACCCCGACCGCGAGCACCAAGCCCTATCTCGGGTTCAACGCCCTCTTCAGCTCCTACGACGTGGCCCGGTCGGCCACCGGAGAGCTCACCTGGAGTTCAGAAGGTGCCCTTGCGGATGGCGCGACGCCCCAGTGGGTCAACTCGTGAGCGGTGGATTCGAGCCGAAGCCGAAGCTGTACGAGCTGGTCTGGGCCGACGGCGACTACGAGGGCCTGGAGGTCACCGCCAAGGGCGTCTCCACGCAGGTCTTCCTCGAGCTCCAGGGGATGGCCGAGGGCATGGGCGAGAAGCCGAAGGGGTCCGAGATCGTGCCACTGCTGCGGCGGTTCGGGCAGCTCCTGGTCGATTGGAACGTCACCGAGGACGGGAAGCCCGTCCCGGCGGTGTACGCGGTCTGCAAGGAGTCCGGGAAGCCGCACCTCAAGAGCGACATCAGTCACTGCGAGGACCACGCGGAGCGCGGAGACTCCTGCGAGTTCGCGGGCCTCGCTGGCCTGGACCTGGACTTGTCGATGGAGATCTTCACGCGCTGGTCGAAAGCGGTCGGCGGCGTGGACCCTACCTCGCCGGACGGCTCGAACGGTGGCGGGACCTCGCCGGAGGCACCACCGGGTCTGGCGAGCGCGTCGAGAAGCCTTGGGAGCTCGCCCGCGCCGAGCTGATCGTCAGCCTGTGCCGGCTGTTCGGCGCGCTGCCGTCGCAGGTGCTGGCCGAGGACGCGGAGATCCTGCGGCTGATCACGATCGTCGACCTGGGAAACCCGGAAGGAGGTGAGCAGTAGGTGGCGGGCGAGAACGTGGTCCGGATCGTGGTCACGGCCGACAACGCCACGCAGGCCGGGTTCGACGAGTCCGCGGCCGGCGCGGAGGACATGGGGGCCAAGGTCTCCGCCGCCTATGACGAGTACACCGCGGCGGCGAATGAGGCCGCCGAAGCGCAGGCCCGGCTGAACGAGCTGCAGGCCGACTCCGGGGCGTCCGCGGACGAGCTGGCCGCCGCGCAGGACCGGGTGACCACGGCGACGCTGGCCTCGATCGACGCGCAGGTGCGCCTCGGCGAGGCCGAGCTGGAGCAGTCCGCGGCCGCGCGGGACGCCGGGGACGCCACCGAGGAGACCGCGGGCAAGACCGACCTGGCCGGGGCGTCAGCGCTCGGGTTCGGGTCCAAGATGAAGCTGGCCGCGCTCGGCATGGCCGTCGGCGCGGCGGTGTCGATCAAGATGGCGGCCGACTGGCAGCAGTCCCTGACCCAGCTCACCACCTCCGCGGGCGAGCCGGTCAAGGCCATGAGCGCGATCAGGCAGGGCATCCTGTCGCTGTCGGTCGGCACCGACACGTCGGTAACGGACCTGACCTCCGGCCTGTACATGATCTCCTCCGCCGGGTTCACCGGCGCCAAGGGCCTGTCGGTGCTGGGCGCGGCCGCGGAGGGCGCCAAGTCCGAGGGCGCGAGCCTGTCCGACGTCGCCAACGTGCTGACCAGCGCGATGAACGCCTACAACCTGCCCGCGTCCAAGGCCACGGCCACCACGAACGAGCTGATCGCCACCGTGGCGTCCGGGAAGATGCACCTGCAGGACCTCGCCACGTCCCTGTCCTCGGTGCTGCCCGTCGCCGCGTCGGCGCACATCTCGCTGGCGCAGGTCGGCGGGGCGATCGCGACGATGACGATGCAGGGCATGT